TTATATATAACTACAACCGAAAATTTTTCTAAAATCGTTCTCGCTCCAACCATATACTTCCATAGCCCTTATTTGGGCTATTTCTTGCAATTTAACTCTGATATAATAGTTTTGGTGTGCACTGTATTCCCCGAATATATGACATTTATTGTGGTGCAAATAAACCGTCAAACCATATTTTTCCGACGTATCACGCAGTGCACCGCCAAATATATGGTGCTTGTCTAAATGGTCTCCGCATTCGCTCATTTCGCATATATAACAATGCGATTTATCTTGTTGTATAATGCTATCCATTTATTTTTTCGGCTTCCCATAATGATTTTAGTTTTGAAATTTCGTCCGGGGTTATTGTCTGAATACCCTGTTCTCTGCAATCCTCAATTACGCTGTCTAATAATCTTGACATCTGTTTTGTATTGTATGTACTACTACCGTAGTAAAGATTTACGATTACAAAACCATCTTTATTAGATTCGTCCACCCTTTCGGCTATCCAGCCAACACCGTTCATCTGCCACCCTTTGATTAACGTATCGGCGGCACTTTCGTTAATTTCCGCAACACGATAAACGTTAGCATTTAAAATATGCTGACGGTATACAGATTCTTTGTCCACGCCTATTTTATCGGCTAATTTGCCGCATAATACCCATAGATAAGCGTTAGCATTCAGCGACCTTTTTTTACGGTGTTTTTTAAGCTCAATGTCTAATAACTTACATTGTGACAGCTCATCATAAGCGAGCTTTAAATCGTTTTTTTCATTGACGGCAAGTGTTAATTTGCACTCGCCGTCTAAAAATCCCATACTTACGTCCCTAATTGTTCCGGTCAATCTCATTTCTTATCCGCTCCAACTTTTTTAATTGACCCATCAAGCATTGTTATACATTTTTTAAAATTAGTATAATCAAATTCATTAAAATTCGAACATTTATAAAATTTAGAAATTTCCTGCTCTGTCGCATTTCTGCCGCACACGGTGTTATATTCCTCTAACTTTGCTTTTAAGGTGTTGACCGCTGCTATATTTATTGTCTTCGGCGGTTCATCAATCATATCATCAATCTGTTTTGCGATAGATTCATTCGTACGTTTTGCTGGTTTACTTTGGTTTAAAAGTGCATTTCCCAATTCTTCAGCACTGCACATACTACCATCAATACCTATCCCGAGATTGGCTAATGCTCTGCCCCAGGCGGACGTTTCGCAATTTTCTATGTATGAAGTTTTGTTAATAAAAGAACTTCCTGCGTCCTCGTAAGCATAACCCGTAGCAATCGGAAAACCGTCAGGGTTGTTAATTGTTGCACACATAACAACACGCTTTTCCGATAATTCCACGATAGTTGTTATCAATCCATAATTAGGATAATTTTTCCTGAACGCCTTTACTCGCTCATTAACAAGCACATACGGCTTGCCTTTTATATCTACAGTATTCAATTTTTCTTGTGACATATTATATTCCTCCTAATCGCTTATTTTCATATTCTTCGTCCAGCTTGTCATAATATCCATAGGGCAGTTCTTCCTCCGGCTCATCGGTCTCAACATAATTGCCACTGTAAAACAGCTCTAAAAACTCAGGAATAATCTCTTTAACAAACCAGTCAAAGTCAGGAGAATTTTCGTTGATTATCCCAATACCGCAGCGGTTCAGCGCATATGTAAGCCTATCCTCAGGCTCTATTATTTCTTTAGTTAATAAATTCTGTATCCTGTTCATATTTTCTCCTTTTCACAACTTGACAAATCTTTTATTATATGTTATATTGATATAGATTTCTTGTTATATATATTTTTTAGTCCGGTTTGTGGTTCCGCACAGCCGGACTTTTTATTTTTCTTTCTTTGATAATTTTTTCGCCTACGTTCATTTAATTCATCCTTATGTGCGGCACGATATTTTCGCTGGCGTTTCAATATTTCTTCTTTGTGCTCTTCGCGATATTTTCGCCTACGTTCATTTAATTCATCCTTATGTGCGGCGTAGTACTTTCGCTGGCTTTCATTTATCGCCTCCTTATGTTCAGCATAATATTTACGCCTATACTCTGCTATTTCTTCTTTGTGTTCAGCACGGTGTTTTCGCTGGCGTTCATTTATTTCTTCTCTATGCTCTTCGTGATATTTTCGCTGGCGTTCTGCTATCTTTTTGCGTTTATTATCTTTATTAATAAATCTAATCTCTCTATCTCTTTGGTTAATTTCTTTTAAATCTTCAGGTAGCAGCTCATTCACTATGCAGTCCTCAAAAATACAATTAAAACAATCCCTATTACACTGCATTGATAACACCTCACATTACAATTTTATGTATTCTTTTGCTTTCCGGCCTTTTGGTTTCTCTATAGCACTCTTCGTCGTCTACCTCCGCGCTAAAAGCTTAATTGACTATTTATTTCATCAACTTTTTTGTCTATTTGCAAAAATGTTTTGTTATATTTAAAACAAGAACTTATAATGTTTTGCTCATTAGATAACAACATTAATTTGTTCCACAATTCCGTATGGCATTTTTTTAAACGTGCAAATTCTTTATATGAACAGTTTGGACAAAACCAGCAACCTCCGCGTTTTGCGAATTTATATATAGGAGAAAGTAAATCATATTTCTTGCATAAATCATATGCCATTTTTTCAGTATAGCCGTATCTTTGAAGCAACGATATTTTATTCGTTCCTTCAAGTTTTTTTAATCTTTTTTGCTCGTCTGTCGCGATTCCGATATATTGAATAAAAGGTTTCTTGACAGTTTTTAAAAAGTTTTTAATCGGTGGAATTTTTAACTGACTATTCGCTGCACACATTCCAGCAAGTAAAAAACCTGCATATTTACCGTTCCTTTCCGGTTTTTTGCTGCGAGTAACGACGTGATAAAACAAATCTAAATAATCCTTTTCGCTACGTAAAATTTGAACGTCATATCCCCATTCACGGAATTTTGGTATCGCTTTATTATGTATAAAATCAATGTGTTCGGGTAACTCACCGCTTATGTTATTTTTGTTGTCAAACATGACTTCGCTGAAAATTATTTTTGAAGCCGGTAAATTATGAATACGCTCAAGTATGATGCTTGCTGTGCTATCCTTTCCACCGCTCCATGAATGAATTGTTATAATCTTATTTCACCTCCACATTAAAAGTTACACTGTTTTGCGTACAGGTCTCTTTATTTTTCTCATTCTCATTTTATCTCACTCCTATACCAATTTTAATATTTCTTTGATTTTTTTCTTCTATCGTTTTAGATGTTCTGCTACATTCTTCGTCAGCAAAATCCCACCGCCGATTATCCGGATTGATTACGACCTTACGAACATCGTCAGCTATGGGTTGTCTATTTTCTGTACTTTCGGCACAATCTAGAAATGCAAAAAGTATCATCGTAAGCGGCACTGCGTAAAATATGGGATACCACTCAAGCAGCCTAACCATAACTAACAATACAGCGCCGACCACCGCAGTTGATATACGTATAATCCATTTATACATTTGACTTCACCTCCATATAAATATTTAATATTTTAAAATTAGGAAAACTCGCTATAAATATTTGTTTCGCCTTTTCTGTTGATTTGGCTTCAACAATTGCATAATCAGTCTTAATTATCGGCACCCCATCATCAGGTATATAGCTATATTTAATTAGATATTTTTTCATTTTCAATCACCTCTTAAGCATATTTATAACTGTTTATATGCTCTTGCTCACGCCATTTATAATATGCCGGTATATCAACATACCATTTACCACCTTGCTTATATGCCGGAAAAGCTTTTTTGTGAATCCAACGTTTTACTGTTTGCTCGTCGATTCCAAAATATTCTTTGAATTGTCTAAGCTGCATTTGTTGAATTTTACATTCTTCCATTTTCCTCACTCTCCTTTCTTATTTCCCTCTTTAATTGTTTAGAAAAACTAAACAGTTTCTGTAAAAAAATATTGAGGAATATCATCTTTAGATAACCCCAATAAATCTACACATCTAGCAATTTCATCATGAGTAAATTCAGTTTTACAATTTAACTTTGCGCTTAAAGTAGCGTTTGAAATTCCTAATGCTGTAGCAAAGTTATCCTGTGTTTTATATCTTGCTCTTATTTTTCCCTTTAAATCATCATAAATATAAAAATACTTTGAATCCATCTCTAACACCTCCTTGTTTAGTTTTTCTAAACTAATTATAACACCCAATTTATAAATTGTCAACACTCATTTTCAGATTTTCTAAACTTTTTTTAAAAAACACTTGATATTTTTCTAAACTTATTGTATAATCAACTGAAAAGAAGGTGATAGCATGAATCAAGAATTTAATATGCGTTTAAAGAAAGCAATGAATATTAGGGCAATAACTCAATCTGAATTATGTGAAAAAACAGGTATACCAAAATCTGCAATGAGCCAATATATCTCAGGAAACTTTAAGCCAAAACAAAATAGAACTCACTCATTAGCCAAAGCTTTAGATGTTAATGAAGCCTGGTTAATGGGATACGATGTTCCGATGGAAAGACAATCCATTTCAGAACAAGATAATAACCAAAACAAAAATATTGTTGCTATCAATCTAAAAAAAATTAGGGCAGATAAAATGTTAAGATATGCTGATATATCTGCATTATCGGGAGTGCCTAAAGAGGATTTACAGGCATTTGAAGAGGGGACAAAACGTCCAAAATCCGCAGATATAAGAAATATTGAACTAGCCCTTGATATTGAGAAAGGGACGTTAAAAGGAAAAAAGCAGTATATTCCAACGGGTCCCGATGAATCCATTCCGACCAAACCAAATGAAATAGTTGTCGACAATAAACATATTATATTATCGCCGGAAGAATACAAGAAATTAAATGAATTTTTGGGGAGAGATTTAAAAGAACGCAACGAAAAATATATAGCTCTTAAAAAAGAAACTACAGAGCTACTGGAAAAAATAATTGATTTAATTTATGAAAACAAATTTAGCGAAGAAAAATTAAAAAAATTAAATGAAAACCTGAAACGTATTTCCGAAAATAACGAATAATCATACTGGCAATTATTTCTGATTCAAATTTAAATCAAGTCATGTTATAATATCCTTGTAAATATTACAAAAAAAGGAGATTTTAGACATGAAAATTGAAGATTTAAAAGCTATAAGTTACAAGATTTTAAAAAGTGCTCAGATTAGCAGCCTTCCGGTAGATAGTCATAAATTACTATCTTATTATGATGTTATACCTGAAAAACTAACAGATGTTGAAAATAATCTAAAATATCTAATAGCAGACAGAAAAACAACATTGCTCGGAGCAAAAGAAAATAGCACATTAATATACAACGATACTATTGTATATAGCGATTATATGATTATACATAGATTTTGTGAAAAAATACTCAAATCCTCTGATATACGTGATATTGAAATATTAACATTATTAATAATGTCACCACCCGTTATAGTTGGATATTTAGGGGTATATGATGTAAGACAAATGAGCGAATTGTGCAAAATACCTCCGCATAAAATACATCAATATTATGATATATATGCTCAATTGTATTCTGACCCCGATATTCAGCTTTTGGAATTATTTATGCCGTTTTTGCGTGAATATAAGCGCAAAAATAGGTTGCGTTTTCCGAGAATTAACAGCATTATTCAAGGATTAAAGAAAAAAGAACTTGACGAGGAAAAGGAAATTTTAGTGTACGTAAAGCATGGCGAGACCGTATATCACGGTCACACGTGTCCCGAAATAAAAGATGAAATAGATATTAAAGTATTGGAACTATATACTGCTAAACAACTTAATTATAAACCATGTTCAATATGTTTTTATTTAGAATAAAAAAGCCCCGGTGCTACCAACACCAGGACTAAAATATACACTAGGAGTGTACATAGATACTATTAATTATTATAACATATACACTCCTTTGTGTCAATTTATAATACACAAAAAGGAGCGTTATTTTTATGGCAAGAGCAAAGTATAAAAAACGAAGTGACGGACGTTATCTTGTACAAATTCAAACTGGATTTGATGAAAACGGAAAACAAAAATTTAAAAATATTTACGCTAAAACAATTCCTGAACTTGAGAAAAAAATAAACACATTTAAATATAATCTTAATCGCGGAATTGTTGTTGATGACCAAAACCTAACTTTTAAAGAATGGGCAAACAACTGGCTTGATACTTATAAAACAAATGTTACAACACGTACTAGGAAAAGATATAAAAGCATAATTGACATTCAACTTAAATCGCTTCATAACATTAAACTCAGCAAATTAAAAACAGTTAATATACAGAAGACCATCAATGAACTTACAACAAGCGTGAGTTTGACCATTAAAATTTTAAAGCAGATTATTAAACAAGCTATGATAAATGAACTTATTTTTAAAGATTTAATGTTAGGTGTTTCATTTTCCACGCAAGAGCCAAAAAAACGGCGGCAACTTAATGAACAGGAACGTGAAGCTATAGAAAAAGCGGATTTTTCGGCAAAAGAACGAACATTTGTATATTTATGCTTATATGCCGGGTTGCGACGAGGAGAAGCGTTAGCGTTAAAAAGAAATGATGTTGATTTTAAAAATGGGATTTTACATATATCTAATACAGTAATATATAATGATAATAATACTCCGGAGCTGAAAGGAACAACAAAAACGCCGGCCGGAGTGAGAGATATTCCTATAACAAATAAATTAGAAAGTGTTTTAAAAGAGTATATTAAAACAAATGTAAAGGGAATGTTTTTATTTTCATCAAGAAATCATACCCTTGTAACAAAAACATCATATCAAAATATGTGGAAACAGATTATACGAAAAATGAATTCAGTATCAAAAATTCCTATCAATGAAATAACAGCTCACCACTTACGTCATACATATGCAACAGATTTATTTTATGCAGGCGTGGATATTAAAACTTGTCAATATTTACTAGGTCATTCATCTATTAAAACAACACTTGATATTTATACTCATTTAGATAGCGACCCGGCAAATGTAGCAAAAAAGATTGATGAATACTATATATCTAATCAGTCAAATATCAGTCAAAAATAA